TCTTATATTGACACAATTAGTTCGTAGGAGGAATTATGACGGCAGTAATAAATGGCATTCAATATATTGGTGGCCAAACATCGGCAAATGAATTTATAAACAATCAAGCGGGTACCATTGATGGTGATCAAACTGTTGAGAACGCAGTTCTTGCAGGTCCGGTTACTTTTCCAGGTACCGTAACAGTAACAGGAGTATTAGTCATTGTCTAAAATAGAAGTAAATCAAATAACAGAACAATCAGGCACAACTGTAACAGTTGGTGGTGGATCGGGTAAAACAACGGTTCTAGATGCAACAACAGTTACTTTAGGTAGATGTGGTGGAACAGTTTCATTAGCTTCAGGCGCAACACAATCGGGTTTTGGAAGAACAGGTACAGTTAATTGGTGTACAACTGCAAAAACATCGCCTTTTACGGCAGCGAATGGTGTAGGTTATTTTATTAATACAAGTGGTGGAGCAGTAACTGTAACATTACCCTCATCTCCAAGCGCAGGAGACATTGTAGCTGTTAATGATCTTAATGGAACATTTAATTCTAACGCTGTAACGTTAGGTAGAAATAGTTCAAAAATAAATGGAGCTTGTACTGACGTAATCGTAGGTTCGCAAAGACAATCAACAACAGTAATTTATAGTGGTGCTACTCAAGGTTGGGTTGCTATTAATGATGCAAACGCCAATAATCCAGCTTTATCTACTCAGTATAATGTAAGATATTTAGTAGTAGCAGGAGCAGGTGGTGGTTCTGGTGGAACGTATGGTGGTGGCGGCGGTGGTGCTGGTGGTTATAGAACTGTTTGTTCAGCTAATTTTTCAGTTAATACTGGAACAAGTTTTCCAGTAACAGTAGGTGGAGGAGCTAGTGGAACTACAACTTCACAACAAGTTGTAAGAGGATCATCTTCAGTTTTTTCAACAATAACATCTGCCGGCGGTGGCGGTGGAACTACATGTGCTATGTCAGACTATCCAAATGCAGAAGGTGGATCGGGTGGTGGTACAGGTGGAGGTGGAGGAGGCCCTAATGGTTGTTCACATAATTATGCAGGTAATACTCCCCCAGTAAGTCCACCTCAAGGAAATCCTGGTGGTAATGCATTAGTAACTAGTGGAAATGTTAGATCAGGTGGAGGCGGTGGTGCGGGTGCAGCAGGTCAAGATGGTGCACCTTTAGGTCCTAATGTTGGTGGTAATGGTGGAGTGGGATCGTCCACTTCAATTTTTGGTTCAGCACCTCAAGCACCAACTTATGGAACACCAGGACCTGCGCCAGGAAGATATTTTGCAGGTGGTGGCTCTGGTAGAGGTGGTTTTCCACCTAGTCCAGGAACTAATGGATCTGGAGGTTCAGGAGGCGGTGCTAGTAGTGCAGCAACTGCTGGTACAGCAAATACTGGTGGCGGAGGAGCTGGAAATCACGGCGGTGGTGGAGGATCTGGTGGATCAGGTATAGTCATTTTAAGACACGCAACAGCGGATGCGAGTCCAAGTACTACAGGTGGAAATTCAGTGATTACTTGCGGTTCGGATACAATTAGAATATTTACATCAGATGGAACATTTACTTCTTAAAAATAAATTATGACTAGCACTATTAAAGTAAATAAAATAGAAAAAGAAAGTGGATCAACGCTTACATTAGGTGGACCAAGTACAGCTGTCACTTTGGCTTGTGGTGCTACTCAGTCAGGCTTTGGTAGAACAGGGACAGTAGATTGGTGTACAACAGCTAAAACATCTCCATTTACATCTGTTTCAGGCAATGGATATTTTCTTAATACATCAGGAGGAGCAATTACAATTACTTTACCTGCTAGTCCATCAGCAGGAGACATAGTTGCTATAAAAGATTATCTTGGCACTTGGGGAACATCTTGTAAAGCAGTAACAATCGGTAGAAATAGTTCAAAATTAAATGGAGCATGTTCAGATAGTGTAAGATCAACAAATAATGAAAGTTTAACAATGATTTATGTTGATTCTACTGTTGGTTGGAAATCTATAGAGGAAGGCACAGGTAATATTGGTGATGTATTTATTTGTGCAGATGGAGGAACAAAATTAACAAATGGTAATTTTACTACTCATGTGTTTACAGCAGATTCTAATTTTGTAGTAAATCGAATATCAAATCTTGCAGCTAATAATGTAGCAGATTATTTTGTAGTTGCTGGTGGAGGTGGAGGGGGTAGAGGTTCAGCACCTAAATATATGGCAGGTGGAGCAGGTGCAGGAGGATTTAGATTATCTAATGATACTTGTATGTCAGCACCAGTTACATCACCTTTAGCAACTCCAACAGGTCTTACATTAGCATCAGGTTCTTATCCAATAACAGTTGGTGCTGGTGGAGCAGGATCAACAGTTTGTAATTGTAAAGGCGTTGCAGGAACAAATTCAATTTTTTCTACTATTACATCAGCAGGTGGTGGTCAAGGTGGTGGTGGAACAGGTCCACAAAGTACGGGTGGAAACGGTGGCTCAGGAGGTGGAGGAACATCAGGTGGTGGTGGAGGATCAGGAAATACCCCACCAGTAAGTCCTCCTCAAGGTCAAGATGGTTCAACAAGTCCTCCAGGCAATACTAATGGTGGAGGAGCAGGAGGTGGTGCTGGTGCAGCTGCAGGAACTACACCAAGTCCAAGTATTGGTGGAACTGGTGGAGTAGGTAGTTTTGTCGACAATAATTTATTTGGTCCAACATCAGCATCTTATGGAACACCAGGTCCAGTTTCTGGTTCAAGATATTTTGCAGGAGGCGGTAGTGGATCATCAAACGGTCCATCTGCACCTGGAGGTGTACCTGGGGGAGACGGCGGTGGTGGTCGTGGAGGAACAGGAGGTCCAGCGGTAGCTGCAGCTGATGGAACAGCAAACACAGGAGGTGGTGCAGGAGGTGGCTCAGGTGATGGAGGAGGTTTAAATGGTGGTGCAGGAGGAAGTGGAATAGTAGTAATTAGATATAAATCAAGTTAATTAAATTATGAGTAAAATAAAAGTAAACGAAATAGAAAACAGAACAGGGAGCACGCTTACATTAGGTAAGTCAGGCACAACAGTACAACTTGCTTGTGGTGCAACTCAAACAGGATTTGGTAGAGCAGGTTCAGTAAATTGGTGTTCTACTGTTTATACTAACAGTCCAGGAACTGTCACTGCTACAAGCGGTAAAGGATTTTTTTTAAATACAACTTCAGGAACTATAACTATAAATTTACCTTCATCTCCTAGTTTTGGAGATATTGTTGCAATAAAAGATTATGCTGCTACTTTCGCTTGTAACAATGCAACTGTTGGAAGAGGTGGTTCTAAAATTGGTGGTGAAGCTTTAGATGCTATTTTAAGTACAAATGGAGATACAATAACTTTAGTTTACGTAGATGCTACACAAGGTTGGTTAAACGTAAACACAGATGATACTATTCAAGGAGCAACATTTGTTGCAGCAACAGGTGGAACAGTTGCTACAAGTGGAAATTTTAAAATACACACATTTACTGGTGATGGTTGTTTTCAAGTGACAAGTGCAGGAAATGCTGCAGGATCAAACACAATAGAATATATGGTCGTTGCTGGTGGAGGTGGTGGCGGTGGACCTGCTGGTGGTGGAGGAGGCGGTGCTGGTGGTTATAGAGAATCAAGTGGAACCACTGCTGGATGTTATTCAGTAAGTCCATTAGGGGCTTGTGTATCAGGTTTAGCAGCTTCCGTTGCAACTTTTCCAATAACAGTAGGTGCAGGTGGAACAGCTGGAACAGGTCCACCAGCAGGTGGTCAAGGTGGAACTTCAACTTTTTCAACAATTTCATCTGCTGGTGGAGGCGGTGGAGCAGGTTTTGGTCCAGTAGCAACCACAGGCGGATCAGGTGGTGGTGGAGGTGGTAGACCTCCTTGTTCATCCGCAACAGGGGCTGCAGGAAACACTCCTCCAGTTAGTCCACCTCAAGGTAATCCTGGAGGAAATTCAAATCCAAGCACATCTAACCCTGACAGAGGCGGTGGTGGTGGTGGAGCTACTGTTGCAGGAACTACACCAAGTGGTAACCCTGCGGGAGCAGGTGGTGATGGTGCGACTTCTTCTATAAATGGAACTCCAACTGCAAGAGCAGGAGGAGGAGGCGGTGGTAAAGATGAAGATAGTCCAAATGGAGGTGCATCAGGTGAAGGTGGATCAGGTGGTGGTGGAAGAGGAGCGAGTTCTGATTCATCAAACGCAAGAGCTGGAGCTGCTGGTACAGTAAATACAGGCGGTGGTGGAGGTGGCGGTGGAGCAGGTGGTCCTGCACCAAATCCTAGCGGATATGCAGGAGGATCAGGAATAGTTATATTAAGGTATAAATTTCAGTAGTTGAATGGTAATTAAAAATAATATATAAGGAGAAACATTATGGCACATTATGCAAAACTAGGAATAAACAGTAAAGTTATAGCGGTTCACGTTGTAGCTGATGCTGATTGTCAAAATGCTGATGGTGTTGAAGATGAAGAAGTAGGAAGACAGTTTTTGGAAAGAATCCATAGCTGGCCTCTTTGGAAAAAAACATCTTACAATACAGCAGGTGGGCAACACAAAAACGGCGGAACACCTTTAAGAGGTAATTATGCTGGCATAGGTATGTTTTATGATGAAGACAATGATATGTTCTTACCTAAAAAACCTTATGCAAGTTGGGTTTTAAATGTGTCAGAAGCAAGATGGCAATCACCAATAGGTGATGCCCCAGCGTTATCTGATGAGGAAAAAGACACTCATAGATATGAGTGGAACGAATCTACAGGTGCTTGGGATAAAGTCGCTATATAATCATATTGACATTTTAAGAAAATTTTATTACATATCTTAACAGGTATGCATAAGAAAGTACTAACAGAAGTAGATTTATATACAGGTGAAATATCAATGCCGAAAGGCTTTGAAATTAATCGCAATAAAATTAAAAATGATATTATAAAATCATTTGTTACTTTAGATAGAATAAATAATAATCCTAGAAATTATTATTACAAAAATTATAAAGTACCTTTTTCACAACCACTACAATGGATGCAAGATTATATGAGAGACCATTGGAAAGTAGAATATGGTGCTACGTTAGTACAAAAAAACATGCATGCAAAAGTTTTACATCCTAAAGAACAATCTGTTTTAATGCATTCTCTAGATCCCGTTGACTTAATAAACTCCCCAGATTATACATTTATATATGGTGTAGACGTAGAACCAGACTCATGTGAATGTATTGTCGAATATGA